ATAAACTCGCTATGTCATCGGGATCGAGTATGGTGGCTATAACTTCATCATCATTAATGATTCTGACCTCTGCACCGTCCTCCAATTTAAACCTAGAGCCAGAGTAACGCCCTATTAAAACCCATTCTTTTTCTTCACACCAAGGGGTTTCTCCATACCTTGCCTTATCGTTATAACATAGTGGTCCTTTTTTTACCACATAAGCAACAACTGTAGCCAAAGCCTCACGATCGGTAGTTTGTTTTGTAAGAAGGATACCGCCCTCTGTTTTTGCTTTACCAGCATAAGGTAAAACTAGCATACGCCAACCGGTTGGTTGCGGCATACGATCTAATACTGTCTTGTCTAGTAGGGTAGGATCTAAAACTCTGGACTCTTCTTTTATGTAAGCATCTGCAACTATGTCATTTGTAGATTTTATTTCTGCCATTTATTTTTCCTGGTAAAAGTCTTTTAATTCGTTTAGCACATAGTATAAAGCAGAAAGTTCACCTTGCAAATATTTATAATGTTCTATATCTTTTAGCGAACCAGACATCAAAGTTTCTGATATCTGTCCTTCTCTGTCTTTAACTTTACGCTTGATAAAATCTAATAAGCTAACTTCATCCATTATTTTTTAGCTGGTCTGCCTCTTTTTTTAGCAGGAACTTTTTTTACGATTGTTAATTTTGGTTTTGTTGTCTTCTTTTTAACAGCTGGTGCTTCTACAACAATCTCAACCATTGGCTCTTCTACTACAACTTCTTCTATAACAGGTTCTTCAATAACAGTTTCTTCTATGACAACTGCACTATCTATCCTTGCCATTTTTTCACTAATTCTTTTTTTACTAGCAGCACTTTTTTGTGCTTTTGCTTGCATTGCTTGTGCTAGTTTAATTTGCTTGGCGCGTTCTTCTATGCTCTTTTTTGAACGTAATTCTGCTAATTCTTGCTCTTTTTGATTCATAATTAATTCCTTACTTTAGTTTCTAATTCTAATAATTTCAGATCTGCATTTTGTTTTAAACGATCTATTGCTACGCCAAGCTTATCATCTGCGATATCTTTTTGCACATTTATGCGTTGTCCTTGCATTTGTGTTTCTTGCATTTTTTCTTGTGATCTTTGATTTTGTTTCTGCATAAATTGCTGTGACTCTATATCCATTTCTTTATCTTTAAGATCTAATTCTGCTTTTCTTATTTCTACTAAAGGATCTCCGCCATCGCCTTGACCAATAGATTGCAAGAACTCATTAGTAAGTTCAGCCATAATAGGTGAGCTGGCTTGGTCTTTTATTAAAGCAATTTGTTGTTCTGATTGTTTTGCTTCTTCCGGGGAAACTTGTTGCATTTGTTCTTGAATTTGTTGTATTTGAGCTTGTGCTTCTTCTGGCATTTGTTGTGCTGACATCTGTGAGGCTAAAAACTGTAAATGTTGCATACAATGACTAACAATAACAGATTGTATTTGTGCATTATCTTGAACTATTTTAGTTAAAAACAAACTTTTATGCGTGTCCAAATGAGCTTGATGATTTTGACCTTCAAAAGCTTGTGCTGGCTTACCCATTAATAGACTAGCATTTTCTGTTCCTGCATCAACTGGCTTAGGAGTATTATCAGCTGGTGGTTTTATTAAAGCTTCTACATTATCTACACCCAGAGCTGCATACATTCTTTTATAAGCTTCGTATATACCAGTTGGACCATGAATTTCTGGGTTTGATTGAACCATTTGTAATAGTTCTTGCGCTAGAGTTATTCTTTGACTTTGTGAAAATATATTAGGATCTGAAACAGGAACTACATCTACGCGGCCATCAAAATCAGATTGTTTTATTTCATTAGGTCCAGATCCAGTAGCAAATTCATAAGCAGGTGGTAAATATTCACCAAACACTTTTGCTAACAATTTAAACTCTAATCTTTGTGCATAATGCAATCTTTTGTGTATTGCACTCATTACTTTTGTACCACGTTCCAATAAAGCAACAGTCGTACCTACTGGCATTGCTGCGTTACTATCACCAACATTCATGTCAGCTATGGCTGCAAATCTTTTACCAGAGTCTACTAGTAAACCAAGTAATTGCATTAATACGTTACTAGGTTCTTTTATTGGTAAAGGTATAAGGTTTTCACGCAAAGAACCCCCGGTTGTATCAATATCCCTAAATTCACCTGGTTGTAGTGGTTGGTCTTCATCACGTATTCTCATACCTCTAGCTTTAAAACCAGCAGGTAAGTTAGCTAATGTACCAGCATCTATAAGCTGTCTTAATATAGATGTAGATGCTTTAGATAGACCGCCAATCATGTGTGATAAACCTAGCCCATAAAAGCCGAGTCCCGGTAAAAACTTGTATTGTATGAAATAATTAATTTTATTTTTTAAAGGATCGTCTTCTCGGTAGTTTCGTCTTATAGATAATATAGTTTCTGACTCTTCATCTATAGTAATTATATAAGGCAGTTTTAATCCTGTTGGAGAACCTTCTTGATCTAAGTCTTCAAAGCCTTCAATATCTAAAACAGTGTGCATTTCGTAAATAGTTCTATTTCTGTCTTCTTTGTAACTAGGCTCTATACCTTGTATTTCATTTATTTGCTTATTAATTTCAGATTCATCTTCACCGTAAGTATCTTCTGGAATTTCTACATTTGCATAAAAACCAGTTATTTGTTGTTTTCTTACTTCGTTGTAAGACATGCTTATCGCATGTGTAACTCTTTCAGCTGAAGATAAATCAGAAGCTTCGTAAGGTACAATAAGGTCTTCTGGTGTTACGAACTTTGATACAGCTTTATTAGTTACAAAATCAAAATAAACTTTTTTAAATGCAGATCCTGCTAGTGGTAAATAAAACAACAACATATCTAGTTCTGGATCATATTCTTCCATTACATTCATTATGTAATAGTTCATAAATTCTTGTATTCTGTCAGCTTGGCTTTCAGTTTCTACTGTTCTAGCACCAATAACTTGTGTTTTGACCGGACCTTTTGCTGGTAGCATTTCTTTATATGCTTGTGCTTGGAATTGTGTAACTGCTTCTGCTAAAATTGGATGTATAACTCCAGAAGATCCTTCAAATGGTTGTGATCTAGACTCATCAAACTTCATACCTAAATATTTAAGGCCATCGGTATAAGTTTTTTCCCACTCGCTTCTGGACTGCTTGTCGCTTTCTACTGAACTAACAAGATCGGAAGCTAGTTTTTCTAGTATTTTTTCATCTACAAAATCAACCAAATTACTATCAAAATCCATAGGAGGCATTGGATCTTCCATAATTTCGTCATCTAAAAGTACACCCTCCTCGTTGACTAAAATCTGTGCGGCATTTTGTATTTCGTCAGTTCTAGTTGGTTCTGTCATTATTTCTACAGCAGTGCTGTTATCCATAATGTCTGGATTCATTTCGGTTCCTAATGTTCTTTCTATAGCCATAATATTTAGTGTATCACCCTTGGTCTTTTTTCGTCACCTGTTAAAATTAAATCAACTAATTCGCCATTCAATGATAATCCTTGGCTTTCGGCTATTAATTGTGCCTGTTGCCAAGTTTCAGCATGTATATCTGGGCCTTCATATTCTTCTTCGTCCCAAGTAAACCTTGTTATGAATATTTTTTTTAATGGCATTAGTAATACACCACTCTATTTTTTTTCATTAAATGAGCTTGTTCTTGGTAGTCTTCTTTCAACGATACAAAACCACCTTGTCTAAATCGCATTAAAGCCATTGTAGCACTATCGCAAAAGTCGTCATAGTCGCCATAGGGGAAGGAAGCCATCTCTTCTATGACCTCATCTGCAAAAGCATCTTCGGGTGCCCAAACCATTCCAGATTCAAATATAGGCGCAACGCTATTCATTCTAGCTACTTTATCTTGGCCTCTACTTGGTGAGTATGCTGTTACTGGTATGCCCATTCTTCTTAATTCTTGTGTTAGTGGTGTCCCAGATGCTTTTGCTTCAATCAAGACGCAATCTGGATCCCAATATTTATATTCATCAAATGCTATCTTTTTTAACTCTGGGAAGTCAACCCTAAATCGTTTTGCATCTAATAAAATAATTGCGTTTGTATCTTCATGTTTTGTTTCAAATATTGCCCAGGTAGTTATTGCTGAGTAGTCTGCTGTATCTTTTTTTGAAAAAGCTGTATCGTAACTTTGTATTATATAGCTATGTTCTGGGACATCTTCATGCTCCCAACGATTCCACCATTCTCTTTTTACTATAGATCCTGCTTCTGCTGTTGGATTTTGCATCCACTGGCTATTCCATTTGGCTACTGGTAATGAAGCTTTAACTGATAACAGCTCTTCTTTTTTCCAAAACTCTGGCCATAAAGGTTGGTCTGTTTCTGGCATAATTGCAGGAAATTCTACAACTTCCCATTGGTCAGCATTTTCATCACCTTGTTTTTTTAAAACTTTACCAACAAGATCTTTTACACTCCAACGTGTCATTACTATCACTATAATCCCACCTGGCTGTAAACGCTGTCTAGGTCCAGAGGTATACCATTCATAAGCTGATTCTAATGACTTAGGAGATAAAGCATCTTGCTCTGAATGTGGATCATCAATAATTAGTAAGTCTGCACCACGACCTGTAATAGCACCACCGACACCAGCGTAAAAACTTTCACCTTCTTGGTTAGTAGTCCATCTACCAGCAGATTTATTGTCTGCTTGCAATTTTAAGTCCGGGAAGATATGTGAATACTCATCACTATCAATTATGTTTCTAACTTTTCTACCGAATCTAACTGCTAGTTCAGCTGTGTGGGTAGTCTGTATAATTTTTAAATCACCTCTTCTACCCATCATCCAGGCAGGAAAGTATGTTGATGCAAATTCAGATTTTGAGTGCCTAGGTGGCAAACAAACAATAAGACGTTTTAATTTACCTTCAGCAATCCTGTTAAATTTTTCACCTATAATTTTATGATGTCTACCTTCTATAAACTCTGGCCATAAGTGTTTTACAAAATTAATAAAATCATTTTGACAAACATCTTGTTTGTCTATCTGGTCATATCTGTGCAATAAAGCAAGAGCTTCTTGTTTATCTTGCTCAGAAAGTATATCAAAATCTTTTATTGAAACTTTACTCATATTTTTCCTAGTAAAGACGGGTAGAGCAGCTAGATAGTGACATAGTAACCACTCTAACCCTAAGCGTAAAAACGCCTAGAGTCAGTATATATCAAAACCTAAACTTGGTGCCATTCTTTGCCTTGGAATAACAATGCTTCAGCTTCTCGTCTTCTAATTAATCCTTCTTTTACCACACCAGAGGCTTTATTCCAGCGTTTAATTTGCGCTGGCACATCTTCATAATTACCTTGGTTTAAAACTTTTAACATAGTAGAAGAATTGAGGTTTGATGGGCCTAAATTGTAAGTCCAACTTACAAGAGCATCAAATTGGTTTTGACTCAATGGCATTTCTACTGCTTTGTGTACATGATCTTCGTATTCTACAATTTCTTCTTCAAGCCAGTTATCTGCTTGTTCTTGCGTACAAGTATCACCCATTTTTACATCTTTAGTTCTTCCCCAGGCTATTGTAGGTACATTTGCCGCGCACTTGTATGCTTCTAATTCACAACCTTCAAACTTTTTAATTAAATTTAATCCTTCTTTTGATATAGACATTTTAATAATCTCCCCATATTTTTTGTTTTTTACCACCGTGATATTCGATTGCATGACCTTCATTAATAAGCATTTGACAAATATCTTCACCATTTTCATCGTAAGGAATACCCAAGATTCTTCCGTATTTGCCTTTTCCAAGTGATTTTACTTTGAATTTTCCTACACATAGTTCTTTCAACCTTTCTTTTGCAGCTAAACCCAGCTTTTTTTCTGCTAAATCTCTTGTGCGGCTCTCTGGAGTGTCAATTCCATGAAGACGAACTCTTTGTTTGTTTAATTTAACATTAAAGCCAAGATCAATAATACAATCAAAAGTATCACCATCTATAACCCGGTCGAGTTCACAATTATATACAAAAGCATCTGGCGCTTTACTCATTTTCATCTCCTTGTTTTATTGTTACTTTTCTATAATACACGACAACTTCTTTAAGTTCGTTTATATAGCGTTTTAACTCTTGCATGTTGTAGGCCATAAGCTCGTAATCTGGTATAGACATAGCAACAAACACTAATTGTCCTTGATCTTTTTCAACTCTAGCCAAGAACTCATCTATGTTTTTATTAGATACTACATACCAGTAAGGATCTTTTAGATCTATTTCCCTAGGCATTATAGGTTGCGCTATAACCCTTTCTAATGGTTTAGCAACAATCTCTATTTGTTTACTTGGTATTAGGCTGCAACTGCACGCCATCATCAAGACTGTCAATGTTACGGCTGTCTTTTTCAATGCTATCAAATACATTTTTAGTTCCTTTGTTAATTTTAGGCTCTAATAAGCCTGGTTTTGCGGCAGCTAATTTGGTTAAATTGTGTCGTTTAAATATATCAAGGTACCTTGACATTTCTTTCTGGATCTCTTGATTTCGACCTTGGAGTTCTAACAAGCTGTTTGTTTGTAAAACTAAATCATTCTGTAAATTATTTATAGCATCTTTTTGTGTTTCTACAGCACCTTCTAGTAAGGCGTTGTTTGTGCTCAATACTTTATTTTCAGTATATAAATAGTAAGAGCTCAAACCTAAAACAACCACGAGTGCTAATAAAAATTGTTGCATTAACAATCCTCTATTATGTAATTGAGTCCAGCTGCACTTTGATATTCTATAATTCTGCCGTTGTCGTCTCTAAATTTTAAATGCTTTTCTTTTTGCACAATAATTTTTTTTGTTATATAAGATCTGTCATCTTCGTCACCATATTCTTTATTAAAGGATACAGTTACTTTGTACCGCGGCCTTAATTTATACCAAAACCATTCTACTAGCTTGTTCCACATTCTATACAGTCCAAATTGGTAAAGAATCTTTTTTACCTTTAACCTTAATTGGTTTCAATGACTTTAACACAAGTTTGCAGTTTTTTGCAGTTTCTTGCCCAATTAAAATATCAACGCCTACTTCTTTGGTAGCAGACTCTAATCGTGCAGCTGTGTTTACAGGATCTCCAATAGCAGAATAATCAAAACGAGTAGAGCTGCCCATGTTACCTATCACTGCAAATCCAGACTGGGTTCCAACGCCGACCTGGACTGGGGTAGATAAAGTTTTATTGAGCTCTGTAATACCTGCTTGTATATCTATTGCAGCCTGGACTGCTTTGGTTTCGTGGTCTTCAAGATCCAAAGGAGCACCAAATATAAACATACCTGCGTCCCCGATAAATTTATCCGTCATTCCGCCTAATTTTTGCACAACATCTACCTGCACAGTTAAAGTTTTATTCATAATTTCTGTAACTTCTTCTGGTGGTAGTCTTTCACTTAAAACAGTAAACCCACGTAAATCCGTAAATAAAAACGTGCAGTATCTTTTTTCTCCGCCAAGTTTTAGTAACTCCGGATTGTTCTGGAGCTGTTTGACTTGTCTTGGATCTAAATAATGCTCAAATTGTTTTTTAATTTGTTGTCTTAACTTGTATTGTTCTCTAAACCTTAAGTAAAAAGCTAGTGATCCTGTAATAAACTGTGATACTAAGGTCCAAGTCACATCTAACAAAGTACCACTGTGGATAAGTGTATATCCTGCATAAGCTGTAGATAACATTATTGCTACAGCTATACTTATGCCCAATGTGATGCCAAAAGCGTGCAATACAACCCATATTAGGCTCACAGAGACTATAAATATTAATATTTCAGCAGCTAGACTCCAATCTGGTATGTAAGGCGAGTCTTGTATTAAAATTGACTCAGATAACGCAGCTTGAATCTTATGCGGTTCTAATAATCCAGATGGTGTTGCAATCTGCGGCATGATTCCATTAGCAGTAACACCAATAAATACAAACTTACCTGCTACATCCATTTCTTTTAAAGTTGTTTGTGGTGTGTCAACCCA